CCTTTGATGATATTTCTCTGTGCTTGCCCTTCAACCCTGAACCATTTGTCTTCAAAAGCACCGCCGTCTTCGCTAAGTGCAATGTCTAATTTAATTTGAGCAAAGAACAATTGACCCCGCGCCAGCCCTTCCCTGGCAGTGCAGTACAGCTTTGGAATCGTAAACACAAGTACAACAAAGTCAGCCTCGCTGTCGTTTATTGCGCGAGTTATCTGCCCCGTACCATAATCACGTTTTACGACCTGATTGTTGTCATTAAGCTCTTCAGAATAATTACTACCAAGCTGTTCATTAACGTCAATAATTGTTGTCTGGTCATTGCCTAGCAAAGAACTTTCGTCAAAACGTTTTTGATCTTGAGTTCCTTCCCTTGTTGCAAAACTAACTGTCTGCCCAATTTGCCGACCTGTAACTAAAGTTTCATTCAACAAAACGCTTTTACGCCATTCAGCAAGTCCTTCAATTGGACCCTCGCAAATTGCGTCAATTATTTTAAGGTTGGTTTTTGAGTTGAGGGCCATAGTTTTTTAAATCAGGTTGTAGCCGTAGCCTTGAACTTTGAGTTTTGTCCTTTCACTAGCCTGGACATCAATAATTTCAACCGCAAGCTTAACTCGCTTGCCTCCCTTAATTTTAGGAATCTCAAGCCTATGACCAAAGCTAAATTCTTGGGTCTCGTTGACTAAGCCTTGCAATGTGCCGCGAGCAACCGCCGCTTGAATGTCCTCTCCACTTACAGAGACAGTCAATGTCATTTCGTAAGTAATAAAACCATCAATTTTTGTCGTGCCTGGCGCTCCAGCATTGTCGTACAAGCCTCGAATGACTTCAAAAAGCACGTCAATGTTTTTTCTTTTACTTGAACCGCCCTTGTAGTCAAGACCGTTTGCTGAGATGATTTCTCCAGGTTGCAACAACTTATCACTACTAAAATCGCCAAAGGTTTCTTCAACTCTTATTCTTTTATCTTCATTGCTGCTTTGCACGTCTCTTACGCCTAACTTGCTTTCCAAACCTCCCAGCGAGTGAAACCTTCTTGTAAGTTTTTCCCCATTAATTGTTACAGTGCCCACACCTGGCGTTTGCGTAGCCATTAGCAGCGGGTCGGACGTGTCAGAAACTTCTAAATTAGCTGCTAATAAATGACTTCCGGTGATCACACGGCCATAGATAACAGGCAATGTTGCGCCTGTCCCAACCGTATTTGCAGGCCCGGTAAACGCATAAGACTGAATACCTGAAGCACCTCTAGTAATTCCACTTGGCCCTACGCCTCTTACGCTGGTGCCCTCGCCTTTAATTCTTCCTTTGCCAAGGGTAGGAAGTTGCGGCTGTGGCGAAATAAGACTTGCCGTTCCAGAAAGAATCAAGCTTGCGCCGACTGCACTTAATGCTGTGCCAAGCGTTGTTGCAAGAGTGGCTGTACCCGCTGCAGTGGTTAACGCACCTACGCCAAAAGCACTGGTCGCCCCAAACAGGCCCGCACCTGGCAGCAAGAACGAAGCTGCAACCAAGCCAATGCCAAGCAAAATTTGTCCTGTACCTTGGCCACCAGAACCTGAGATGACAGGCACTACCAGCAATGGCTTGCTGCCAAACGGTAATTGCAACTCGTCATATCCCATTGCCGCACCGCCCTGGATTACCTTGTACCCAACGCCGTTTTGGTGCGCTTCAATTAACTCGCCTTTTAACGCTGGATAGTTGATGCAAAGCAGCTTTATTGCATCAGCAGGCGTTTGAAGGTTGTAATACTCGTGTTGCTGGCCATACTTTTCGCCCAGCTCACCCGCCAACAGAACTAGCTGCATGGCGAAAAACTGCCGCAACGCTTTGCCTATAGTAACGCCCTAAAGGCTCTAAAGCACTGATGCTGTTCATTCGCTGGTGCAAAATCTTATCGTCTCCCACATAAATTGCTGCGTGCATTGGGTTCTTAGTGCCAAGCCGCATGATCAAAACATCATGCTCACACCGCTCATCAAAAGGCACCAGCTCAAAGCCAATAGCCCGTGCATACTTTAAAAAGATGCTGTGGGTACGCTCCAAAGACTCCGGACGCGGAAAGTCTGGCAAGTCGATTCCAAGCAACCCGTAATACTCGCGAAGCAAGGAGTAGCAATCAGTCTTGCCGTAATCCCATTGACGGCCTAGCAAGGCTCGATAGCTAACCATTGATCATCTGGCACAGAGTAAACGTACCAAGGAACCTTGGTTTGCGTGCAGGCTTTGCGATCTTCTTCGCTTACAGGTGTTCCAGCTGGGTGTGAATGCACCACGGCTTCAATCGTTCCAGCAAACATCGCACGGGCATAGTCAGCAGGATTGATTGCAAAATCTGTACTGGGGTCTAGAGCGATGTTGCGACAAGGGAAGTACCGTCCATCAACAACCAAACCGCAAGCCTCTTCAGGACAGACAGTCTTGGCGTGCTTTACCGCGTTAAGCCTGAAGTCTTGCCCCATAAAACCCACCGAAAGGGAGAGTGTCTGCCCTGCCAAATCTTGCCTGGCAACTGGACACACGTTTGCCGCAAATATCGTTAATAACGACACCATTTACTATCACCTTTTCTGAATCGGAAAGGGTCGAATCGTTAACAGTGAAGCAAGATCTTCCTTTGTAACCGCACCTCTCGCCTCGGTACTTCCACGGGCAAAACTCTTCGATTGTTCTCCGGGGCAGCCCAACATTAACAAGGTCAATCTTTGGTGCTAGCTCAAATTCAACAAATTGCGGGTTTTCAGCTGACACACGATCGATGTACCAAGTCTCGACCATCTTTGCATTAGGGTCGGAAGTATCGTTAAAGGTTTGCGCGATCAAAGGGTCATTGTTTTCTGTTACTAGAAAATCTTCAATATCTTCTTCTGGGGCGAACGGAACTTGTTGATTAAAGTTTACCGTATCAATAAACTTGGCAAATGTGCGAATCCTTTGAACCTTAGCCGCTAAAGGATTATACAAAAGTATTAAGGCCGTAATAGCATTGTTGACGTTGGCTACTTTTAGCCTAGGACGAGGTAATGTTCCATTTGACGCAAACTCAAACCCATCAATTTCAACAGGTACTGCGGGGTAAGAGTTGCCGTCAAATTTAATCTCTTCAGTTAATCCATTTTTGCCGGGGTGATACCTTATTATGGCGTCAGTACCGTTTACTGCTGTCGTTAAAACAATCTCATAAAGATCAATAACTGCTGTTGGGGCAAGGCGAAGTAGCTCTTCTGCTAATGGCTCAAACGCTTCCCAAGTACACGTTCCATCAACTAACGTCTGCGTAATTTTGAATGGAAAAGCAGGCTCGTCGTACTCAAACTCTGAGTAAGTATCAAGGGTGTCTGTCGTCCCAGGACCAATGCACTTAAACGCAAGCGTGTTACCTCTGTTGGGGTTGGCACGAACAACATCGCCAAACGCGTAAGCCTTTGCAGCTTCCCATTTATGTAAGTCGTACCGATAAGCCATTAGGTTTCAAATACCTGGACGAAGGTAGCGATGACTTCAGCTCGATCAACGAAAGAGATTGTCTTTGTCCATTCCTGGCAAACAAATTTACTGCTGGATGCTTCGCCTGGTGGCGTGTAGCTAAAACTTTCGACGCCACCACGCGCATCTAAGAATGCTTCGATCGTGTCAGCTTCCGTTTCAGATATGCGAAACGTCAGGTTATAGATCTTGGGATTCTGGTTAATGCCAAACGTTGCTCGCTGGCTATAACCACTCCCAAACTGAATTGAGCGCACCGCTGGCGCACTTTGCTTTGTCATCCCTGGTGCGGGATCAAAATCGGGGAAGGTACTCATTAGCTAGACAATAAGCCTCCAGGTCGTTGTTGCTTGATCAATTCTGCCTGCACAGCCGCTCCAATCAACCCTCCGAGCTGTTTGCCGGCACCACTGTCACCTGAAGCGGAACTGCCTTTGGCATCAACGTTAACGACAACGTTTGTCGCACCACCACCGCCAAGTTTGTTGTTTGGAACGATTGTGCCAGAAGTGTTTGGAACGAATAGCTCAGGCCCGCGCTCACCCACGATTGAAGGCTTGCCAACTGGCGGGCGGCCTCCATCTGCAAATCCTGTAAGACCGCTAAACAGGCTAGACCCGGTGCCCTTGAGAGCAGTATTGACACCAAGTTGCAAAAGGATGCTTGCAACGTTACGAAGCGTGTTTGCGGCAGCGTCCGCAAGAGATTTAGTTTGGTCTACTGCAGCACTGAGGGTATCAACAACACCGCTAGCAATGCTTTGACCAATTTGGTCATAAATTTTTTGCATTTTGTCTGCAATAGCAGCTTGCTCTTTCAACTGAGCGTTGCCTCTAATTAAATCTTCAACTCTTTTTGCGTCTGCCTCTTCTAGCCCTTTGGTCTTTTCAGCAATCTCTTGCGTCAACCTAACTTCATCCTCCCTGCCATTTAACTTGGCCTGTATCAAAGCTCCTTCATTTTCTAAGTTTCCAACAAGTTCTTCTACTTTTTCTGCTTCCTTAGCCTTTGCATCTCTCATCCGGTTGTTTACTGCTTCAACCTGCTGAAGACCATTTAATTCTTCAGATCTAATTTTTAAAGTTTCTGCTTCTTTATCAAGTCCTTCGGCTTTGATTTTGTTTATGTTAGCCGCTGTTTGTTCAAAAATCTTTTCGACTTCAAGAACGGCTGCCGCTCCTTCGTTTCCATCACGTTTTGCTTCCGCAATTTTAGTATTTAGACCAAGCAAACGTTCTTGAAGCTGTACTTGAATCTTCAGTCCTGGAACAACATCTTTTTTAGCGCGTCCGCCACTGACTGAAAAGTCTCTTTGATCTTGTTTCGTAATTGGAAGCGGCTTAGCAGCAACTTGGAATTGAGCTTCACCCAAAGCTTGCGTCCGGGCTTCAGTCTTACTTAACCCTCCAGTACCTTTGAATCCCCTACGTTTCCTTTTCTCGGTTATTCCGGAGTCGTCACCCGCCACTAACTCAGCGATTCGAGCGTCCAGCGCCGCTGCGCCATCCGCTCCAAGATCTACCTTCCGAGCCTCAACCTGTTGCTGTACCGTAATGCCACCAAGGGCCTCATTGACAACTTCCAAGAAGGCATTAAGTGGGCCAGAAATCAACCTAAATAACTGCACAGTTAGTAAGTTCCAAAGTCTTGTTGTTTCTTTTGTTGTATCGCCTAAGTCCTGCAATGCCTTGACGCCTTCATTGCCAATTGCATTTGCCATTTCCTTGCCAAGATGTGCCGCTAACTCCTCTACTTGACCCAGATTCTCCAATTCAACAGCACGCTCTTTTGCTGCATCGGTGCTAAACAAAGATTTTTCACGCATTAACTCCAGCGCACCGCTAGTTGAGTTCAGAGCTTGGCCAACCTTTGCCGCTTCTTTCGCAAATGCTTCGACCTGTGCAGTAATTGCGCTAGCCGCGATTGATCCACCTAAGCCACCTGCCGCTCCACCAATACCACCTGCCAATGCTTGGAGCGGGCCACCGCCAAATAACAGCGGGAAGCCAGCGCCTGTAAGGATGTCTCGCCTTCTGGTCTCACTTCTTCTTGCAGCATCTCGCCTCCTGCTTCTTGCCGAGGCGATAGCTTCTTTGTCTAAACGCTCTTGTTTTCTCTTTTCTTCTGTTATTTGTTTTTCATAGTATGTTCTTTTTTGTAATTCTGCCTCCAGAGTTCCTAGCTCTGTTGCAGGGCCAATAGCAAGACCTTCTGCTTGTCGCGCAGCCTGAAGCAGCCCTTGATACCTTTTCTGTAACTCTCCAGCCTTCCCTTCAGCTTTTGCAAACGCTGAAGCTAGTTCCTGAACTTCTGCATTTTGAGACTCTAAAAGAGTCTTTCCTGCTTTTAATTTGTCAATGTTAACGTTCGCAAGAATTTCGCTAAAAGCAGACGCTTGACTTGATGCGCCAGCAAAAGTTGCTGAAATTCCGGCTATAGAATTATTTGCTAACTTTGCTTTTTTGATAACCTCCGTCATTGCAACCTTGACGGCATCCGCCCCGGCACCCCTTCCTGGAGCAAGAAGATTGATCGGTTTTAATTGTTTAACTAAACTGTTAAGCCTGCCTACAGTTGCAGCTGTCCTTTCAAGACTTTTCTGATTCTGGACGTTTACAACAATATTTGCGCTATACGAGGAAGTCACGCGGCAAAACTCACGACCTGTCGTAACACTCTACCTGCGCCTACGGGCCTTTGCTAATTCCTTCTCCTGCTCTTCGTTCAAAATTTTAAAATACGCGCTCCAACCCAAGACTTCTTCTGCTGTCATCGTTGACCGTAGCTCCGACAAGCTCATGCCAAGTTCTTTGGCAATACCAAACTGCAGCATGAGCCAGTTATCCTTCCGAAGCTCGGCTCCTAGGATTTTGGGTCGATTGCCTCTTCTTCTTCGTCGTCAGTCAAAATTGCCAGCATCAAAGCCTGCAAATCCTTGTCCTTCACCTCGTTCTTAAGCACATCAACTTCACCAGCTAGGAACAGAGACTCTCCCACTTCATCCTTAGCTTTCGTAATTAAAAGCTGCAATGCAAACGCATTAGCGTCATCCGATCCAGCACGTTTCTGAGCACGCTCACGTTCTGCCATCGTCAGTGGTGTAACCCACATCTCAAATTTGCTGTCGTCTGAAAGAGTAACGACTCTTTTTGTTGCTTCTAAATTTGCGGCTTTTTTGAGACGGTCAATGGCGCGTAATGCCATGAGTTACAACTAATTGTCTTACTACACTAGCACTAAAAAAGCCCCTAACAATGTCAGGGGCCTCTTTATCATCAATCGACTATTAGCTCTTAGCGAAGTCGAATGTAGGAGCTGCAGTTGGACGGAAGTTAATTGATACTGCCTGTGCGTCGTCAGGAGTAACTGAATAACTTGCAGAAGTCAGCACCGCTTCCATTGAAATGGAACGGCTGGCTGCATCGTCTGGCGTACCAGCTGAAACAATTGCATCCATATACAGCTTGAATGTTGCACCAG